GCTGGTCAATGAGCTGAAATCCTTGCGTGACGCAACTTATACTTCGGCTGTTTCTTTGCGAACACAAATTGACCGTCTACTCGACAAGAACGGGAGATAAAGAATGAGTGACAAACACCACTAAAAACCTTACCGATCAGGAAGAAAAGTAAGCCGCCACGGTTATATTCGCCAAATATTACCGGACGGTAAGATAGCAACCAGCCATACTCGTCAATTAGACGATAGCGAGTCACGCAATTAGACGATCATTGGAGAATAACCATGAGTAACACACGAAGCAAGAAGCCTCCGGTACTGACTACAGTGTTGGTTCTTGGGGTGATACTATTTGTTATAGCAAGATGCGCGTTCGCTGGGACGGCATTCTATCAGTACGATTATACAGAAGGTGGTAACAGGTTCTGCGTGTACGATTACTTGGGTTCTGAGTACATCCTCACCATCCCTTCGTACAAGTGGTGCCCTCAGACAATCGAGGTTGACTAACGATGAGCGCTACACACAGACGAATACTAACGCGGAAAGAGAAGGAGCGCCTGTTAGAACAGGTACGAGAGCTACGACGTAAGCAGAGGCGGCGTGAGCAGTGGACTGCCTTTGTCTTGGTTGGTCTGTTCACAACGCTTGCTGTGTCTGGGATGGTCATTCTCTACGCTAAGCTGCTTATTGCATCGCCGTGACTCTTCCAACATTCCTAACCGACCCTGACCCCTCTATGTACAGGCGAGAGCTTGGGAATGCAGTAGTGCTGGACTTCGAGACTACCAATATCGAGAACGGCACAGCCCTAAACAAGGACAACAGGCTAGTCCTGTCCTGCTGGCGGGACCGTGATGGTGGTCACTATTCGTGGAACGGAGAGATGGACTTGGCACCACTAGTGCGTGCGTGTAACAACGCCTCGTTCCTGATAGCGCATAACGCCAAGTTCGAACTACAGTGGCTACAGCGATGCGGGTTCGATATCAGCACGAAGCCAGTGTACGACACGATGGTTGGTGAGTGGGTACTGCAGGGCAACCGACCCGCTGGCATCCTCGCATCCCTAGACGACTGTCTTGAACGTCGTGGTATGTCTGGAAAGATGTCGATAGTTAGCCGCTTGATCAAGGCTGGTGTATGTCCTTCTGAGATACCTCGTAGCTGGCTGTTGCGCTACTGTCAGATCGACGTTGAGCAAACGCTCGCTCTGATGGAGCGACAGCTCGAAGAGATGGAGGGGACGCGCCTGCTTCCCATAGTTTACACACGCTGCCTGACCACGCCAGCGCTAGCTGACATAGAGTGGAATGGCCTACACCTTGACAAAGAAAGAGTAGAGAAGGAATACAATGAAACCGTTGAGCAATACAATGCCGCACGTGCGAAGATGGACCTCCTTACTGGCGGGATCAACCCGAACTCGCCGCCGCAGGTCGCCACTTTCGTTTATGGTAAGCTGGGGTTTGAAGAAGCAAAGGATAAGAGCGGTACTCCTATCCGAAATAAAGCAACAAAGCAGTTCCCAGACGGACTGCCCAAGACAGACGAAGCGACGCTCTTATCGTTGCGAGCTACTACGGACGATCAACGAGAGTTCCTTGAACTCCGAAAAGAACTAGCACACCTTACAAACGCACTAAGTAAAAACCTAGAGATGTTCGTCGGGGCGTGCCGTGAGAATGACGGCATGATTTATGGACAGCTGAACCAGTGCACAACTAAGACGCACAGGCTCTCATCCTCGGGCCGGAGTACAAAGTACGACATGTTCCCCAAGCCAAAGGGATGTCAGTTCCAGAACCTACCACGAGCATACAAAGGGCTATTCTCGCCACGCCACGAGGGCTGGATCAAAGCTGAGGCCGACGGGTCACAGCTTGAGTTCCGTGTGGCTGGGCACATAGGAGACGACGATGTTATACGCAAGGAAGTACGAGAGGGCTATGACGTCCACAGATACACCGCATCAATCATCAATCAGGTGCCAGAAGCACAGGTCACTAAAGAACAGCGGACAGCTGCGAAGGCAGATACGTTCAAGCCTCTTTATGGAGGCCAGTCTGGTACCAAAGGACAGCAGCTATACTACGAGTCCTTCAAAGAGAAGTACTCCAGCCTCAACGCTACTCAGGAGGGCTGGTGCATAGAAGTTGAGTCCCGCAAGGGACTAGAGACAGAGTGGGGTATGCGCTTCTATTGGCCCAACGCACGCATGACCGGATGGAAGCAGGATTACCTAAATGTAAAGACACACGTATACAACATAGCAATTCAATCGTTCGCAACTGCGGACATCATTCCGATTGGACTGACGTTCTTTTGGCACAGGACAAAGGACGCAGAGATGATCATCGTGAATACAGTACACGATTCAATCGAAGCAGAATTTCCTCCAAATGAACGGGAACTTTTTGAAGAAACTGCTGTCCAATCACTTACCCACGATGTATACAAGTATCTGGATATGGTATACGATGTACAGTTTTCCGTTCCGCTGGGTGTGGGTATCCTAGTAGGTAAGCATTGGGGCGAGCCTCTGGACGGAGAAGATGAAGTAAGTATTCAAGTAGAAACACCATTTGTTGGAGAAGCAAACTATGAGTAAAGTAACAGCCGTACTGGAAAAAGCAAACAACCGAAACGGATACTGGTCTATCCTCGTGGATGGTAACTGGTACTCCACATACAAGACAGATCACTCAGACAAGGAAGGCCGGACGGTAGAGGTTGAGTTCGACGCAGTAACCAAGAACAACAAGACCTTCTACAATGCCAAGAGCGTAACAGTGGTAGAGTCGGCCCCAGCACCCGCTTCAGGGCCGGGTAACTCGGGTGGCAACAGCTACGACGCACGACAGCAGTCGATCGTACTGCAGTCGAGCTTCAAGACTGCGGCGGAGGTTGTATCAGCCGCACTTGCCGCTGACGCTATCGCATTTGGCAACGCCAAGAAAGCAGACAAGCTTGACATGATCATGGATTGTGTTGAGTTGACAGCCGCCCGCATCTATGGTAGCTGTAGTAATCCCGAAGACTTCTTGGCCGGGATGGCTGGTGCCATGCCAGTTGGTGAGGACGACGACTGGAATCCAACGGAGGCGTAACACGTGAGAGGAACGAAGGCAAAGAAACTGAGACGTTACATCCGTAAGAAGTATGGGTTCCTTGCTGACGTACCGCTCTACAGACGAAACCAATACACTGGCCAGATCACACTGGCTGAGCACTGTAAACGTGCACTTTATCAAACGATGAAGAGGAACTACAAACGGAGATATGCCCATGTTTGAACAGCAGAAAGCTGACGAGTTACGAGATATTGCTATGGCGGCAGGCAAAGTCCTGCTTGACGAAGTAGCCGCAGTTGATTTCTCGGAAGTAATTGACGAGACCGATCACTACGCAATCCGACCGTGCATCGTTATCGAACGGTCAGGACAACAGCTCCCTGTCTACGGCATCTACAACAAGGATACCAATATCAGGGAGGCCGAGTCTCGACAGATCGGTGGTGCCAAGGAATGGTTGCGCGTGCTTTCCAATGCCGCCGAAGGTAAAGACCCGGGCCTGCCGGGACTGGACGATGTGGTGGAAGCACCGGAGGATAACGAGGAGGAATGAAGTGAAGCTGTTGATCGACGGCGACATCTTGGTGTACAGGTGTGGCTTCTCCGTCGAGCACACCAAGCATCTCATCTTCGATGCCAGCGCTGATGAAGGAGACCCGCCAATCGCGGGTCCCTTCCATTCTGCGAAGGAAAGAAACGAGTGGATGAAGGAAAACCTTGGCGACAAGGATATAGAGCTGGGCTTCTACAAAGACATTGAGCCGCTAAGTAATGCTCTTGGTAACGTGAAGACAGTGATGAATGCCATCACCGGATACTTGGGAAGCGATGACTTCCAAGTGTTCTTGAGTGAGGGCGAGTGCTTCCGTCACCATCTAGCCACTATCTTGCCATACAAAGGCAACCGTGATATGGCCGCCAAGCCACGGTACTATGACGACATACGTCAATACCTGATCAAGTCATGGGGTGCACACGTCTGTAGCTATATCGAAGCAGACGACGCACTTGCTATGCGGCAGACCAAGGACACGTGTATAGTGTCGATTGACAAAGATCTGCTACAGGTTCCCGGCAAACACTACAACTGGGTGATAGGTGGCAAGGAAGGAAAGTGCTACGTGTCTCCAGAGGTTGGCTTGAGGAAGTTGTACCAGCAGGTACTCACTGGCGATAGCACGGACAACATCCCGGGCATCCGTGGTGTTGGTCCGGTCACAGCACGCAAGATATTAGCCGATGTACCAGCAACCAAGAAGGATCTGTCAACCGCCTGCACTGCGGCTTGGGACAAGTACCTTAGCTCAGACGCTGGCGAGAGAGACGGGTTCTACAAGCTTGAAGAAGAGGAGGGACGTTATTGGTATTACCCGCACTGGCACCACGACGGAGACACTGAGTTTAAGATCGAGTCCGATGCAGAAACTATCGCCGCAGAGGTCTTCGCCCTAGTAGAAGTAGGAGGTATGAATGCCAAAGAGGCGCTCAAAGAAAACAGCGAAGTCCTACCTCCCGCCTGACAAGCGGAAAGGACTGAATCCACCAGAGCCTTTTCGCTCGTGGTTGGAGGCTGATGTAGCCCACGACCTGTCTGAACAGGGAGTGGACTTTGAATACGAAAGTGAAACGATAATCTACGTTGTACCAGCACAGACACACAGGTATACACCAGATATCAAACTCCCAAACGGGATCATAGTTGAAGTAAAGGGTCGCTGGACTGCGATTGATCGCAAGAAGATGGGCCTCGTGCTGGAACAGAACCCAGATAAAGACATTCGCATACTGTTCGCTATCGACAACAAGATTAGCAAGAACAGCAGAACACGCTACTCCACATGGTGCAAGCGCCGTGGCATTAAGTACGCCATCGGCAGAGCGATACCGAAAGAGTGGCTTGAGGAGTAGCTGTCATGAAAGACTACGAGAGTAGGGTTAGGGAGGCACGCGCGAACTACAAGTGTTGTGGCCGCCTAGTTCCAGAGGAGTATGCGTTTTGTCCATACTGCGGCGAAGAAGCATGCGTAGTAGTAACAAAAACTCCCGAGGAACGATATGAAGACCGCAAGTTTCAGATTGTAACGATACGCAATTTATATCGCAGTGGGCACCTAGAGAGGTATCGCAAAGAGAGACACCGACGATATGGCCCACTAGCCCGTATAAACAGAAAGTTGTTGAAGGATGTAGAGGCTAGTCTATTGCGCCATGTACAGCCTATGAACGTACTTGGTAATTTTTTCGCATCCGAGCAACAGCAAGTTACCTTTAAACGAGGATCTTAGTATGAGCAACGAATTTTACGAAGGCGGTTTCGGTATTGTGCGGACTTACGGCAGTAAGCTCGTTGACCTTGATGATCCCAAGCCTGAGATGATCGACATCCTAGATATTGCTTGGGGGCTTGGACGACAGATCCGCTTCAACGGACACATCAAGCAAGACCATACAGTAGCACACCACTCTATCATAATGAGCTACTTGGTTCCAGAGAAGTATGCGCTGGAAGCACTGCTTCACGATGCCAGT